GTACATATGCTATCGTCAATCAAAAAGGTCAAGAGCGTTACGGTAGTGATGGTATGCCACTAACAATTCAAGGATTAGTACAAGAAGTAGCTCAGGGTAATCCTAAGCTATTGAAACAGAGCAACGCTAATTCTGGATCTGGTTTAAGACCTGGACAAGGTTCTTTCACTGGTGCATTAGAGGAATCTATTCCTGATTACAGTCGTGACCCGGCTGCATTCAATGCTTGGGCTAACAAAAATGGCTTAGGTAAGGGAGTAGGATTAAAAGGTCTAACTGTATCAGCGAGTGTATCAAGTACAAGTCGCAAAGTGCTCTAAATGCCAACTTAATTAAAAGGAAAATATTATGGCTTATGTTCTCGGCGGTCCAAATAATGAAGGCGATGGCTTCACAACAGCTATCTCTAACTTCGCACTACGTGCTATGCACGAATCTAATGGTTTAGTTAATTTCACTAACGTTGTTGCACCTACACAAGGTCAAACATTCTTAGTACCTAACTTTGCTCCTATCACATACCAAGACTACAATGCTAACGGCACTGGTGGTACATATGGTACAGGTAACGCAGTTGTACAAAACCCTGCATTGGGACAAGGTACAATTACAGCAACTCCAGCAGTTGCACAAACAGCTTTTGATATCTTCTACGGCTGGACTACATCTTTCACATTGGCAGCTACATTGGGTGCTGAGTTGGGTGAGTCTTTCGCTGAGAAGGTTGACCAACGTGTTACAGCGGCTTTCTTAAGCTTCAAAGCAACACCAGGCAACACATACTACACAGATACCCCAGCTGACGGTTTCGCACGTGTCTTGCAATTAGGTGCTATGGAATTGGCAGAGTCTGGTAACGCATTGGCTAACGCTACAGTTGGTTTCAGTGATAACACAGTATTAGGTACAATTCGTAACATCAAGCAAAACTTTAAAGTTGCACGTATGCCTGGCACACCAGTTATCGTTTTAGATAGCAATGGTTCTGCTGAAGGTACAGTTGCAGGTCAAACAGGTTCTTCATTGAATCGTCTATTGGCTGAATTGACTGGTGGTGCAGTTTCTCAATCAGGTGGTTCTAACCTATCTGCATTGGGTAATGAATTGCTTGCTACAGGTCGTATTGAGAGTGTATATGGATGTATGGTTATGTTCACTACATTCTTGCAGACAGCAAGTCGTACATTCCTAGGAGTAGCTACACAATCAGTATTGGTTGGTGCATACTTCGGTGACAGTGCATTGTTCACTGTTATGAAAGAAGGCTTGCAGTTGAAATCAGGTGAAGTACCTGGTGGCTTGCAGATCTGGTTGACTGGTGTCGGTTACTTCGGTTCTGGCGTTGGTGACTTGCGTAGAGGCGGAGCTATTAATATTCAGCAGTAATATGAGTAAGACTGAGGGGCTAAACACCCTCAGTCAATGTCTAGGAAAAATATAATATGTCAGTACCATATCAACGAATCTCAAATGCAACAGTAGCAGACGTACAGTTTTACGATCCGGCAGCGGAACGTAGAGCGGCTGCACTAGATGTAGATTGGGCACCTTACTTTAAAGTCAGTTCACAAGAGTGGCTTTATAAACTTGAATTCGGCTGGTGGCAGAAATACTGTGACACAGTACTTGGTGCTTACTATTATGCTAATCTGCCTAATGGACAACTAATCTCAAGTTTTAATCCAAGTCAACTTATTAAGAATGACCAAACATTAATTCGTTTAGATACATTTGGAGCTATCTTAGTTTTCTACGAAAGCTTGGTAACAGATGTGTCAAATATGAATGAAGTAGATTTACAGAACTATGAGTTTGCAAAAACTCGTTGTGAACGTGAATGGACTAAAGCGTTGGAACTTATGAACTTCTATGATTTATATCAAGACGCTCCTAACGGACCAACAACAAAACTTGAAGAAAATTGGACAGCAGACGTTGATTATTTCAACGGCGATAGGAGATATTTCTAATGGCTACAACATACATTGCACTTAATAGTCCTCTTGTATCACAGCAAGAGATTATTGATGCATTGCGTTTAACTGTTCCCTCAGATTGGAATATTCCGATATATGACGAATTTCCAAGTGATATATCAGCAGTTAGATTTGGATTGTATGTAAGTAACGTTATTAATAGTGAAAGAAATGTAAATCAGTTGGGTGTTCAGTATTGTGGAGCAATCTATAATGCAGTGGATACAGTAACAATTAATTATGTTTCATTTCAACAAGATCCATATGAAGCACAAGTATGTAATGTTGTCGGTGATTTAGTCACTGATGATATTGATGGTGTGCAGTTAATGAATGGGTACTTTCAAAGAACCTATAACCACGAACTAACATATGGTCCTACTAGGGCAGCAATACATACCTGGACGTTCAGTTTAACTAGATTGAATTTTAATACTTAAAGCCTAACACAAGGAGAAATCAAATGGCAAGAATTACGGTAAATACAACAGGTACTCAACCAACATTATTGGTAAGTACAGACCTAATTAGCAATAGTGCTAACTGGGGAAACATAGCAAATACACTAAGTGTAACTTGCTTACAAGACGTTACAATCACAAACAGCACAGGTATCTATTCATACATTGATTTCTGTTCTGGTGATATGCAAAAACTAACAACCCCAGCAGATAACGAAATCTCTGTGAATATGGTTATTGATGGCGCAGTTTACTTCGGTACTGATCCAGTTAGCCCAGCAACTGCTACTGAATATGGCGTTGCAGGTCTTTCAAATAACAAAGTTCAAGTACAGTGGAAACTAGTTATGAACGGTGGCAATGCAACTGCTAACGCTTACTACTACGCTGGTCAAGGTTACATCAGTAGCTTGGCACCAACAGTAAGTCCAGATGCACCCGTTTGGGTTACACCAATGACACTAGCTGTCAATGGTAGTATGGTAGCCGCACAAAACGCTTAATCTAACGATTATGTGAAATGAGGAACACCCTAAAAAGTGTTCCTTTTTTAATAAATGAAAGCAACAAATGAACGATGAAAAAGATATTTGGTTACATAGTGATGAAGATAAACTACGTAGCTTGTTAGCAGATGAAGCTAAAATGATTCCAATGCTTGACAGTATGCAAGCAACACTAAGACAACTAAAAGCAAAGCAGGCTTTTCGTATTGCATTACTTAATCAGTTACTTGATAACATAGATAAGAATGTATAAATAGTATATAATAATTTAATAAGGAAAACAAATGAAATTATCTCAACTCACAGCAAAACCCCAACTAATAGACGTTCACATAGATGACGAAGATACCATTAAAGAATTTGGTGAAGCAATTGAATTCTGGACGTGGGATCGTCAGCCTATGGATGTGTTTATGCGATTAGCAAATGCAGATCATAGCAATGCAGGCAACATTGTTGAAATAGTGCGTACATTGATACTTGATGAAAAAGGTAAAGAAATACTTACAAAAGAAAATGCATTACCAACACACGTATTGATGAAGGCAATTAGTAAGGTGACAGATTTGTTGGGAAAGTAACAAATGACAATATTGATATCAACAGTGAAAAGATGGCATCAATATTGTGGATAGATTCACTTGGTAAGCGTTATGGAATGTTACCAAGTGAAGTAATTGGTAGAGCTAACACATTTGATTTGTATATTATGGATGCGGCATTAACATTTGAGAATTATCATCACAAAAAAGCGATGAACAATGGAAAAGATCCCACACCAGAATATACAACAGATGAGTTATTGGCAATGGTAGCAAAACAAGAGGAAGTAGCAAATGGTTGAACTAGATGCAAATTTTAATTCTAATAACATAACTAATATGTTAAAAGAGATTAAAAGAGAACTTAAAAAAGTACCTCAAGAAGCATATGATGTTTTTGTTGCTACTACACCTTTCAAAACCGGCAATGCTAAACAAAACACTAGATTAAAGAATGGTGTGATTGAAGCAGATTACCAATATGCTCAAGTATTAGATAAAGGTCGTCATATGACAAATAAAGGTATGCGTGGATCTGACCAAGCTCCGGATGGTATGACTAAACCAACAGAAAAGTTTATACGCAATCGTGTAAACAAAATCTTTCAAGGAAAATAAATGGCAGAAACTAATGCAAAAATTAATGTAAGTGTAAATGGATTAAGTTCACTTGACACATTAGAAAAAAAGCTTACTGGTTTAAGCACTAGATTTAGTGGATTAAAAACTAAACTAGCCGGCATTGGTCTTGCCGCATTTGGTCGAAGTGCATTAACAGCCGCAGATGATTTAACAGACTTATCAAACGCTACAGGTATAGCAATTGGTAAACTGATTGAATACCAAGATGCATTAGTTACATCAGGTGGTCAAGCTGATCAAATGGCTGCGGGCATTGTTAAATTCACACAAAGTATTGATGATGCCGCACAAGGTAGTTTAAAAGCTCAAAACGCATTTGCTCAACTTAACATTACACTAGATGATTTAAAAACACTAAGTGAAGAAGATTTATTATCAAAAGCATTAGAAGGTTTTGATAATATTACAGATAAGAGCCGTGAAGCTGGCATTAAGATGGATCTATTTGGCAAGAGTTTTAAAACTGTTGATCCAAGAGATATGGCTATCAAGTTAAGAGAGGCAGCAGGTGCTGGTGACAAGTATGCACAATCAATAAAAAATGCAGCCGATCTAAATGACAAACTTGCTAAAACAACAATGGACTTAAAAATAGCGTTCTTGCAAGTGATTTCACCTTTCTTAAATATGGTTCAAGCTATTACAGACAATGGCAAAAATATTGACACACTTGTAACTATATTAAAAGTACTTGGCACAGTAATATTAGCAGTATTTGGTGGCGGCATTGCAATGGCTGTAGTTAGATTCTTTGGTATGTTTGCTAGAGGTATTGCGGCAATAGGCCCTGCTATTACACAAGTTGGTAAGTTATTGAGTAATATTGGTGGCAAAGCAGTAGAAGGTGCAGTAACTGCAACAAAAGCATTCGCTCCAACAAGTTCATTGATGACTGCATTACGTGGAGTACTAGCATTAGCTGGTACAGTAGGTGGTGCATTAGCTGGTATATTTGGATTAGGCGGTGCAGAAGATACTAAAGCTCCAAGTACTCAAGGTAAAGATACCGGTGGATCAGCAGAAGCAACTGCCGCACGTGATGTAACAGACGCATTAGCAAAGAAACGATTAGAGATAGAAAACGTCACAAGTGCATTCAAGCAACAAAATAACCAAATTATTGACAACATTAATATAGAGCGTATGTTGATTGGCAAAACAGCAGAAGAAGCTGAAATAGTTAAAGCCCAAGAAGAAATATACAAGCGTTCTGCTGATGAAGCTGAAAAATTACGCAATGCTAAAATGCTATTGGGTAAAGATGAAGCTAATTTGATTCCAATATACGATGCTCAAATAAAGAAAATTGTTGAAGCTTCTACTGCTGATGCCGAAAGAGTTAAAAAATCTATTGAGAACCTACAAGGTGCAAAATTACTTGAGCAAGATCGTTTAAACAGATTAGCATTAATTACACAACAGTTAGAAAGACAAAGAGATATAGCCGGTGTAACTAGTGGTGTTTTTAGTAATCTACAAAAACAGCTTGGTGATATTACATTTGGCAAAGAACAAAAAGGTCGTTCAGTTTTTGAACAGCAACGTGCCGAAATAGAACGCAACATTCAGTTATTAGAAGCTGATATGGCTGGTGCTGTAACAGAAGCATTTACTACTGAAGATGGTATTACAAATGTTCAGCAATATGCGGCAGAATTGAAGAAAGTATATGATTTAACTGAGCAACTAAAACAAGCACAATTAAGTGAACTTGATATTAGTCGTCAATGGGCAACAGGTTGGCAAGATGCGTTCAGTAAGTATATTGATAGTGCAAGCAATGCCGCAACAAGAGCTGGTACTGTATTCAGTAGCATTACTCAAAATATGAGTAATGCTATTGATAAATTTGTAGAAACTGGTAAATTTAGTTTCAGTGATTTTTCTCGTAGTGTTATACAAGATTTGTT